GTTCTGGTAGCCGCTGAAAGCCCGCTGCAGCAGCAACCACAGCATCTGCCACTAAATTCAGCACAGGCATCAACGCTGTACCAATGCTCACGCCAAACTCAAGCAGCTTGCCCTGCAGCGTTGCCATCTTGTCATTGAGTTCATCAGCACCCTTTGCAAACTTGCCTGTCATGGTGGCGTCTAAGCTTTCAATCGCTTGGCGGCCGCCATTCAGCAATGGGATCATGTCGGCGCCAGACTTGCCAAACAGCTGCATTGCAAGCGTTGTTTTCTGCGCGCCATCAGGCATAGTTCTGAACTTCTCAGACACTTCAAGCATGATTTGATCTGTTGTCTTCAGCTTGCCACTGGCATCTGTTGCGCTTAAACCCAAACTGGTCAAAGCGCCAATAGCTTGATCATTACGTGTCGCCAGATTGCGGTTCAGCTTGACCATTGCGCCGCCAACGGCATCGATTGATGTGCCGCTGCTGTTGGCAGCCTGCTGAAATCTGCTGAGCTGCTCCACGCTGACGCCAGTTTTCTGCGCCAGGTCGTTCATGTCGTCTGCGGCATCAATGGCGCTCTTGCCCATTGCCACCAGGCCGACACCACTGACCAATGGGATCAAGCCGCCCAGCGCACCACCCAATCCACCAGCGCTGGTCAGCAGTCCCTTCAGGCCGCCACTGGCACGCTCTGCACCCTGCTTCAGGCCGCCAAGGCCGCGCGCCATCGATGCAATCGCACCTTCACCTTCAGTGGTTGCCTTGATCTTCAGCAGCGCCTGCATTGATGCCATCAGCGCTTCTCCGCTTGCTTGTTGATCAGGTCCCGTGCGTGCAGCTCCATCACCTGCAGTTCCTCGAGCGTGGCGCCAGGGTCGCGGATCCCATACAGGCTAGCCAGTTGCAACACCACTCCATAATCCAAACCAATCACGCCATTGCCTGCGGCGCGCCATTGCGTCATGCAGCGCAAGAACAGATCAACAGCATCAGCATGTTCAGGCCACAGCGGATACTGCTCTGGCTCTACATGGTGTGGCTCCAGGATGATGCCATAAGCTGCTGCATCAGCCTGAAGCTGCGCCGTGTCACCCTTGCTGCTGCGCATCAGGTGATCAACGGCGCCGGTCAGTTTTTTGCTTTGGCCTTCTCGATGCTGTCGATGTAGGTGCCAACCAACGCCTCAGCAACGGTTGCCACCTCGAGCAGCTGCGCCTTCACCGCTTCTGAGTACGGAATCTGCGTGGTGTTGTCCGGCTCAAAGATGCCACTCCAACCCACAAGGATCTCATCAGCGATGGCGCGCGTTGGGATCTGATCAATCGGCTCGTCGTTCTTCACCGCATGGCGCAGCCGCTGGAAGTCGATAGCGAGCTCCTCCAGGCGCGACTGCGGCAGCCGCTTGAAGACCGCTTCAAACTGATGGGTGCGGTAGCGGCCATCATCCACCTGCTCACGCACCGTGATCGGCCAGCGAAAAGTTGGCGTCTGCTCAAGTACGAAGCCCATGGATCAGGTAAGAGCGAGAGCCCATTCGTTATTGCCGGCACCGCTCGGCAGCGGCCGAAATGGCAGCGTGATCATCGTCACCGAGTCTGCATCTTCGATCGACGGCGCATCAAACGCGCATGTGCTGGCAGTGAAGGTGACGATGTTGCCGGCGGTTTGACCGTGCTGCCAGCTGATGCTGCCGGTGGTCTGCGCGCTCACGATCGCCAGGAAGTCCTTGGTGGCGAAGTTCGGCAGCTCGATGGTGATCGAGCCGCTGGGTGCGCGGCCGGTCACCAACACCTCCTTGGTGCAGCCAGCCAGCTGCCTGAAGGTCATGTCCACACCCAGGCTCATGCTGAATGCCGACATGCAGGCCGAGAAGCCATGCACGCTGACCGCGGTGGTGTTGTCGCTGTTGACGGCAACCGGGCTTGCCTGGGCTGAATAGGTCGGCGTTGGCAGCGACAGCGCACCAGGTGCGGTGTACTGACCCATCTGGTCAAATGCCAGGGTCGGCACTTCACCAGCGCTGAGGCTCAGCTCTGCCGTGCCGCGGATGCCGGTGATCGCCTGCCGCGCACCATCGTCCTTGTAGAAGTCCATGGTGTAGCTGCTGAAGCTGCTCGACACCGGCGAGTAGGTGACGCTGGTGCTGGCCACGATCGCTTCAGCGGCTGCGCAGCTACGCATCAATGCGCCCCAGCGGGGTGCGGTGCCGGCGGTGCCACTGCCAGCCAGCTCAACGGTGGCCTTTACCGGCACAGATCGCTGGGTAACGATGCTGGCGCGATTGCCGAAATAGCTCTGGATCGTTTCACGCTCGGTGAGCTCGACAGCCAGCGGCTGCACATCCAGCTCAGTGAACAGCAGCGCATCACTGGAAGCTGGTGAGCTGTTGGTGTTGTAGGTCGTCTCGATCTTGCACAGTGCAAGTCGGTTGCGCCAGAGCGGCATGATCAGGCCTCAGGTTGCGGGGAAGGGTCTGCAGCGTCCGCGCTCTGGGCCGCTGGTGTTTCATCACGCAGCACCCATTCCCACTTCTTGGTATCCAGCAGATAGCTGCCACCGGCACCGGGATAGGCAGGAAGTGGTCGGGAATCAGGCACTGCGCAACAGGATCGCCACGCTCAGGCTATGGATTGCCTCAGGCTTCTAGGTTGTTGATGCTGGTGCGGTATCTCACCTGATAGGTGCAGACCAGCCAGAGGGTGGAGAAATCAGCGCGATCGAATTGCGGATCCACGCCAGTCGGCACCATGTCGATCACCAGGCCGCCTAAGGAGCGATCACCCATTAGCTCGTTGTGCATGGCCACAACGATCGGGTCGGCCTCCTGATGTGGCACCACGCCGCGTGCATAGATGGCGACCAGCACATCGAGCGACCATTCCAGCTTGCAGGTGTTCACCACGCTGGGGTTGTCCCGGCCAGGCTCGATCACGATGGCTGGCGCTTCGTCTCGGCTGAATGCCTGCTGCCTGCTGCGGAAGACGCGACCATCGACACCGCTGGTGTTGATCAGCAGCGTTTCAACGCGCGCCAGGATCTGCTCTCGTTTGCTGCTCATCAGTCGTGTGCCTTGATCATCACGTAGCCGGCGGTGACGCCTGAACCGGCGGTCGAGACACGCACGCGCATCAGTGCAGCGTTGATGTCCTGCACCGTCAGCTGCACCGTGGAGCTGGCCACAGCGGTGAGCGGTGTGCCGATTGCGTACCAGCTGGCGCCGTTGTCGTCGGAGCCCTCCATCTGGAGCGCTGGTGCCGTGGTGGTGATTGCGCCGACGTTGACCACCAGTTGGGCGCGGTTGCCTGCGTCCCTGGTATCGAGGCTTGGCGTCGTGCTGTTGAGGGTGGTGAGCACGATCGAGCGGTCGATCAGCTGGCGCACGGCTTCGTTGTCGCTGCTGCTCTGCAGTCGGTTGATCGCCCTGGTGAACGATGGCGTGGTGCCGCCCACGGTCTGCACGTAGCGCACCCGGTTGCCGACCATCCTGATCAGCGGTGAGCGGTACATGCCCGAGCCGGTGATGCGCGGAAAATCATAGACCTTGAACCAGTTGGTGCCGCTGTCGTCGGATTCCTCGATGGCCACATCCAGCGTTGGCGTGGTGCCTGTGACTGCAGTGACCGGGATGCTGACGCTGTAACCCGTGCCAAACGTCGGCGTGAATGCCGCCGTGGTCGTGGTTGTTGTCAATGCCGCTGAGGCCACATCCGCGATGATGCCCGGCAGCGCCAGGTTGGCAGCGGTGACGGCTGAAACCGTCGTGACGCCAGCCAGCGTGCCGGTGCCGATGTTGCTGGTAACCGTGCCTGAGACTGGCTGCGTTGCCAGCCAGAACTGACGGCTGTCGTCGAACTGGTGGATGCTCAGCGTTGTGGTGCCGGCCGTGGTGGCGGTGCTCAGCCTGAGCCGCAGGTAACGCGCCTGCACAGGCGCCACCCACAAGCCAGCAGCGTTGAACGTAGTGGCCGTGGCACCAGCCTGCGTGAGAATCGTGGCACCAAGCCAGGTGGCGTTGTCATTGCTCCACTCCGGCGTTACCACGCCGCTGGTGCCCATCGCAGTGCATTGAATCGACACGCTGCGGTACTGCGAGCAGTCGAGCGTTGCCAGCACCGTGTTGATGGTGATGACGCCCGCCACGTTGTAGGTGGTGAGCAGTGCCGCAGCCGGTGTGCTGTTCACCGCCAGCGCCGATTGGTTCGAGGCAATCGCCACCGGCAGCGAGGCCGCCATCAGCGCCTGGCCCTGCGCCGGCACGCGGCCGGTCAGCGTGGCCAGGTTGCCGCCGGTTTCCAGGGCCAGCGCAGAGGTGTTCAGGTTGGTGCCAGCATTGGCGGTCACCGTGCCGCTCACCGGCTGCGTGGCCTGCCAGAAGGTGCCACTGACTGGCACTGCAGTGGCTCGCAGCTGAGTGTCGGTCAGCGGGCCGGAGACTGCAGCAGTGCCAGTGATCGTCACACTGCCGCTGATCGGCTGAGTCGCCTGCCAGAACGTACCGCTCACCGGCACCGCCGTGGCGCGCAGCTGGACATCAGTCAGCGGTCCTGACACCGGCTGCGTCGCCTGCCAGAACGTACCGCTCACCGGTTGCGTGACGCCGCTGCCATCCACCGGCAGGCGGCCGCTCACCAGGGCCGGCAGCTTGCCGTCGATGCTGCTCAGGCTGCTGTTGCCGGTCGTCTGATTCGCGGCTGTGGCAACACCGCTGACGCTCACCGGAACGGGCGATGCGCGCAGCTCTGCATTCGTCAGGCCGCCACCACCACCGCCGCCGCCGCCACCACCGCCGGATGAGGTCAGATCATCAATGAACACCTGCAGCCGGTCCGCAGCGCTCATCGACTGCGTGCTGAACTCAAGCGTCAGCGTCGTGTTGCCACCGCCGGTGGTCAGCACCGCACCCTTCGATGGCACGTTGAACTGATACAAGATCGTGCCGCTGGTCACGTTCGTGATCAGCAGGAACTGCTCCAGCGTGTAACTGCCAGGCACCACCACGGTGCCGGCATTGGCGGCGCCGGGCGTGAAGCTGTAGCTGGAAAGCAGTTGCTTGGCCATTACTCCATCACAATCTGGAAGGCTGTGCTGTTGTCTGAATCATTCACTGATGCTGGCGTTGTCGTGATCGCCAGCGGCACACGGCAGAATGTGCCGTCGTCGGTCAGCATCGGCTTCTGCTCCACGATGTAGCCAACGCCATCCACCGTGATCGAGTCGCCATACTCAAGGCCACCAAACTTGGATGCCTCAGCAGTCAGCATGTAGGGGATGAACACCACATCGCCGCCGAGTGCTATCTCGCTGTCTTGATCCAGGATGCCAACACCGGAAACGGCGCCAGCTGAGCAGCTGACGCCGAAGTCGGCAAGGTACAGAGTGGGATCCTCTGTAAAAGCCATCAGCCGTACTTATTCACGCCAACAGCGTTCACCGAG